CCTTTGGCCCTCCCCTTGAATTTATGTAAGATTTTAAAGCACCCTTTTGATCCGCTTCACTAGCCTCCCCGTACTCTGGGCCTAAAAATCTTTGAATCATTTTAGCAGTCCGGCCGTCACCTTGGCTTGAATTCCAAAGACTATCGATACCAGCATTTAACTGCCTAGTTTCTTTCTTCTTTTTAACGTACCCAGTTACAGCGTTTTGAATACCAGCACCTATTGCTGCACCTCCGGCAGCGAATCCGCTAACGTCAGCCCTAGCTAGTTCTGGTCTAATTTGTGATCCGGTTGTAAAAGCCATAATATTATTTAATTAATAATTTTTCCAAAAGATGTATCAATCAAAAAATCCCCCACCGGCCGCTGTGCCCAATGCACCTAGAGCTCCACCAATCATAGCACCTCGTCCTTGTGCTTGAGCTCCCATCAGTGACATATCTTGACCGCGTTGTTGTAAAGCCATATTGATACCAGCATTTGGATCAAACAGTTGAGGACCCATTGGCCCGGACGCTAGCCCTTGTGCTTGTCCAAACATCTGTCCACCTAATTGAATTGACTGAGAAGGCCTACCAAGAATGGTTGAGCCCAAGTCACCGGCTATCTGTCGGTTCATAGCAAATGCCGGCTGTGCAAACTGAGCTGTATACGTATCCCTTCCGAGTACTTCACTAGCCACAGATGATTCATCACCGATTCTACCCCGTGCTAAACTTCCGGCCCGAGCTTGTTGCTGTACGTTTCTTTCTTCTTCTGGTGTCAGTTGACCTAAAGCTCTTCGAGACATTCTGTCAGCAATAGCAGTAGAAAAAGGATCAGCCGCTCTGTATGCTTCCACTACTTGTGGAGAAAATTCTTGTAAAGCAGATACATCATCAGCCCTTTGTTGAGCCAGTTGTTCTCTTTGTAAATCACCGGCACGTCTAGATGAGTCAGCTAGTAAATCAAATACCCCGCCACTTCTTTCTCCGGTCTCTGGGTCAACGACTCCTTGTGCAAATGTATTGATATCAGCTAACTCCAGTGCAGCGTAACGAGGACGGAACTGCTCTTCAGCACCGATGATTCGTTCTTGCAAGCGTGGGTCAGTAATGCCACTGAATGAACTGAAGTCTTGTCCGAATAAATATTTTCCGGATGCATCTCCCGGATCTATTGGTGGTGGTGTTTTTCCTTTTCCTCCCATATCAATCTTTTAGTTTAAGTAATTTAGTAAATATATTTTGTTTATAAGAAATCTTAGTAGGCTCACCGTGTCTGTGCCGGCTACCGACCAATGACTTATGTAAGCAATCCGGTTCTTTTTCTATAAATTTTAATACAAGTTTCTTGAGTGCTTGAGTAGTTGATGAAAATAAGAAGGCCATAAATATTGTATCACCCCTAGGTTTATCTTCCTCCCAGTTATAAACAAAACTCCAGCCGTCTTCTTTATCACAATTATACCACATATAGACCCCAGCTATATTTCTTTCTGAATCATTGAGTACAATCAAGGTTCCTTTTACTTGATGGTAAGCTATCAACTGACGTAAAGTCTTACGATCCCACTGGTCAAATACTTTTCCGTTCTCGTTCTCTACGCAGTAATCAGTGACCTTGTCTACAAAATTTATGAAATCAAGGTTAGTAGTATCCTCGAGTGCAGCTACTGCTAGGTTAAGTAACTCATTGTCCGTAGTAATAGACACACGTTCCTCTGCAATCATATTATGCTATCTTAGTAATTTCAATAACCGCTGCACCCTCCCAGTCAGAATTTGCAGCAGCAGAAAAGGGTTCTGCATAAATAGCTAACCTATCATTGGTTGTATTGCTTACCACATAAGCAAAGGTAAAGGTTGCACAAACTCCGATATTAGCAATCTCCTCCCCCGGGTATTGCCTCATAGCAGCTCCACCAAAAGTAATTGCAGTTGTGCTACCGTGTGTAGGTACTAGAACTGCATTATATGTACGACCAGTTGCACTAGCATTGTCATCAATGTTAACTCCGGCTTTTACTAAATATGTTCCGGTGCTTGCAAATTGTATTTCTTGCCCAGAGTTTATACTAATTATAGAATTAGGGTCATTCACTTCGGATAAGTTTTTAAAATACCTTTGAGACTCACTGTTTCTTGCAGTAAAAGTTGTTACGATAGCTGGGGTTGGCACAAGGTTACACTGAGCATCTACATAAGCGGTTGTAGCTATGCGAGTTGAGTTATTACTAGCTGACTGTGTAGTGGTAGTTGGGTTACCTCCAAGTGCTACATCGTCTGCTATCTTTGCGGTAGTTACAGCATCGGCTGCTATCTTTGCAGTAGTCACATTAGAGTCCGCTATTTTCGCAGTAGTTACATTAGCGTCTAAAATCTTAGCAGTTGTAACGTTACTGTCTTTAATCTTAGCTGTTTCAACAGCATCAGTAGCTAGTTTAACAGCTGATATACCACCGTTCTTAACGATGATAGCCGGGATAGCTGAGTCATTCAATGCGGTTGACCCATTGTCTACTGCGTTGGATGAAAACTTTGCATCGTCTACGAGAGCGTTAAGATTAGAGGAAGTTATCTGACTTCCGTTATCGTATTCTGTTCCTTTTGTTACTACTCCAGCCATATTATTCTGCCTTATCTACTGATCTAAATGATTCTATTCCGTCAACCTTTATTGCCCGTAGAATAGGACGGCCGACTGTATTGTTAATTGTTAATTGTAAACCATATGCTCGTGGATTTCCTAATCTTCCACGTATTGAAACGTCAGACCCGGGATCCAGAGTTGTTCCATTGAATCCACTTAATGTACCTACCGGTACAGTTCTGTCAAGGTTTTCTAACTCAGCCGATATATCAAAGTCCGATTGACTCTGGCTGGATGACTCAACGTGCATATCAAATGACCTCCACTTTTTTCTATCAAGTGTATTAAAAGTAAATTGTCGAGTACTAGCGGACCCTTGTATCTGTGGTTGCTGAGTAGCTCCACCTACTACCGTGACAACTTGGTCAATATTATCAACACGTGCTTCTAGTTTGTTGATTCCTCCTAATACATTGGTAGTATAAACCCCTATGTTATTCCCAGTTCCGGCAATAAACATATTGTCTATAGAATAATTAGAAACGTTAACGGTATCGACTGACTCCCATTGTTGATTTAAAAAGTTATATACAATGATAGCGTTATTAGATGAAGAGTTATCCAATGGTACAGCTAAGTAATACTTGTTATCAAAGTAAACACTTAGTGCTTTTGACCTATGCTCTTTGTTAATCCTATCAACGGTTGCTTGTATTGATTCACTTAACGGGACTTGTATACCACGTAGCTGGTATCCCTCAATGAACCCAATACCGTATACTCCATTGTCGGATAGGAATAAAATCTGATTACCGATCTGTTGGATTGACTTACGTGCTAAACATCCAATCTCGTCAGTCAATAGTTTGCTCGTAGCTTGGTTGAGTACCGTACTGTTTTGTATTAAGTGAATACTATTTCTGTTAAATACAATAAGTGTATCGTCTGAGAAAGAATGTAAACCGTTGATAAAGTCAGCTGTTCCGGCATTGAATCGGAAGTTAGCATATATCTGATCATAGGTATCTGAGTCCAGTATGTCAGATGCTATCACTTGGTCCGATGTTCCGTTAGCTGTAAAACTATTTGCCGCATCATTAACGGTATAATTAAAAGGCATTACCAATCTACGTTGGTGGTATGTAGCAAACGGTGGTGCCGGCATATGTGAAAATCCAAGTCCTACTGAAACTCTTCTTTGAAATGAACACCCAGAAGCCCTTACATTTGCTTGTGTTTTAATAGATTGTTTTTGGTCTTCTTGTACCAAAAATGAAAAGCCAGCTTTAGGAGTTACGGTAACAGTCCCAGAAGTATTATCTCCACCAGAAGCTGATGCTAATTCTACGGTAAAGGATGTAGAACTAGGTACTGATGCTACCACATTGTTTCCATTGTATTGGCTTATGTTAGAGTTTTCTATTAAAATTGGTTGGTTAATTTTTAATCCGTGGGCACTATTAGTAGTAATAGTAAGCGTTGAATCGTTTCTTGAAATACCGTCACTCGGTACTCCACCTCCTACTGCTGATGCGGACTCAAATACTTCCTTGACTGTAAATCTAGCTCTCTCTGTTCGTTCAGCAATAAAATTAACTTGGTCGTTTCCAATTGTTTCAAATAACCCAGAGGTATTGTTTGAATTATCAAGACAAGTTATGCGTTGTCCTACACTAACATCAACATCATTAACAACTGTAAAAACGTCATTTATAAAAGCATTGTCTTTCGCAGCTGTTGATATTACTTGTGGTTGTGTATATGTCCCACTTGCTACTAATGTAAATTCAGTAGACACGGTAGGGTCACTTGTAACTGTATAGGTTTCATCTCCGCTTGCAGTTAAAGAATATGTAAATGCAGTGTCAGATGTCTTGGTAATTGTTTTACCACTTCCGTTTGGATCAGTAGTAGAAAATCCTAAGTTAGCTATAGTCACGGAATCCCCGGTAGATAAATTGTGGTCAGTAGATGTATTAATAGTGCATACATTGCTGGATCCGACTACGGATGCTGTACTTATTGTAGAAATCTTTAGTTCATTTTCTAACGCAGTAGCACCATCACGGAATATAAATACCTTATTGAATGCTTGTATCATATCCACATCGTTGCTTATGTTAATAGAGCCCGGATACGTTAGGTCAACAGCTTTATCTGTATTTAAATTATAAGATATAGCTTTAGTATTAGTAGCTAGTATAATTGACTGACTTTCATCTTTATTAGGATCAGAGAATGCACAAGAACCTTGTACTCCATTAATAGTATCGTCATCAATAGTTAATACTCCTAGTACTACGGTACCGCTAGGTGCGGCAGTGTATGTCTGGTTAGTTATCTTAACACTATCTGCATCTACTACAGTTATAGGAACCGGGCCGTCAACAACGGCCGGAGCTATGCCGGTTAAATTTGTTAACTCAATATCCCCAGTAGCACCGACAGTAAATCCGTGAGCTGACGCAAAGTTAATCTGTATGTTGCCAGAGGACGGTGTATTTAAAGCAATAGAGGATGAGTTAATAGTCGAGTCCCTAATGAAGCAAGGTATAGTCAACCCTTTACTAGTAGCTATAGGTGCTAGTACTAAGTCAATACCCTTACGTACTTGCCACTCACCGTTAAGACCCATACGGCCATTCTGTGAATCCGCTAGTGTGCCCGGCTTTAACTGATCCGGCCTTAGCTTATTATTAAAACCCAAGAAGCCACGGTCACCGTCCTCCATAACCTTGTCATCCAATTTTCCGTATGTACTATATCTAGGCATTAGCAGTTCCACGCTTTGCGTGACCAATAGTTAGCTGAAAGTTTTCCCTTACCGCCCTTGATACCAGCACTACGTGCACAGTAACTTTTCTTACGAGCCGGACGATTCTTTTTGATTGTCATATTAGCATCACCGAAACGAACAATCTTTTCCTTACCACCTTGGCAAGCTTTCACAACGAACTTCTTACCGCCTTGAACTTCTCGACGGGGTACGTTGCATTTCATTTTCTTTTTGTCAGCCATTATGCTTTTCTTACTTTTGCTTTAGGTGTGTTGGATACAAATTGTTTGCCTTGTGCTCCTCCAGCTTTTTTCTTTTTAGCTGTTGCAGCCCTTTCGGACTTTGATAGACTCTTGGCCTTAGCCATCGGAAGGCACCGGTCCGGGTTCTTCTTGTTCTTTGAAGTTCCGCAAGGTCCTTTAATCGACCCATCAATTGAGATGCGTACCCAGTTTTGTTTCCTCCAGTTTGCAAGCTCACCCATTATTTCTTTTTGCGTTTAGAACCCTTTGCATAGTTCGGATCCTTACAGTACTTACTAGCCGCCATATTTGCATAGGCACTAGGGTACTTGTCGAAAGTACGACGAGCCCAAGCAATTCCTTTTTTACAAATCTTAGCCATTAGCACTTCGTGCGTTTACCTTTACCCATTTTAGCTTTTACTCCAAGCTTTGGTCTTCCTACTTTACTTCCGTATGTTCCTTTTCCTTGTGGCATAATATTATATTTGTTTATTTGTTTATTAGTTTACGTACTACCATTATACCAACGACAACCGCCATTAGCAATGAAGTACAAGATGGTTCCGGGACTGTTCCCTTGTATTCAACCCCTAGTCTAAAGTCAAATTCAT